AGCATTGCAGTTCCATTAAATATATACGCATACAAATACTTCTTCTCTTTAAACCTAAAAGGTTGTCCTGATGCAACTACTTCTACTGGTTGTGGCTTGATTCGGTATTCTGATTCTTCCAACCATTCAGGTATTCCTGCATCCATCCATCCATATCCTGCTGAGAAAAACTGAATCTCAGCCCCATCAGCCCACGCTTTTATTTCTTTGTGCCAACGGTGCTTCATTTTGTTTCTCCTAATGCTTCACTAAATTTTAACGATTCTTTCCTATGAGCTTTACAAGCTGAAAGTATCCATGATTTATTAGCAGCCCAAAAATCACTAGCGCGTGATTCCATCTCTTTAATTTCATCCTTGGTAAACGCTCTCCATTCATCATGAGTATGGCGTTCACAACCAATAGCTAGGTATGATTCGCTGATTAAAATATCCCATGTAGTGCCTGACATTAAGATAGGGCATATAGCGATTTTTTCACCGCTAAGGTAAGCGCCGCTAAGGTAAGCACCGCTAAGGTAAGCACCGCTAAGGTCAGCACCGCGAAGGTAAGCACCGCGAAGGTAAGCACCGCGAAGGTAAGCACCGCGAAGGTAAGCACCGCTAAGGTCAGCACCGCTAAGGTCAGCACCTCTAAGGTAAGCACCGCTAAGGTCAGCACCGCAAAGGTAAGCACCGCTAAGGTAAGCACCTCTAAGGTCAGTACCGCAAAGGTAAGCNCCGCTAAGGTAAGCACCTCTAAGGTCAGCACCGCTAAGGTCAGCACCGCTAAGGTCAGCTTTTTCCCCTACTGCCTCAATGACTGCCGAGCTTAAATTTTCAGCATCACAGGTGTATAAAACATTTTCTGTATAGCAATGTTTGATTTCAATTTTCATTTTGTTTTCCCTGTTAAGTTAGTTGTAGTTCACATTTCAGTTCAAAACTAAACCAAAAGTGTAGACTTGCTAACATTTTTAAACTCCGACTTTCTTAACGTATATGTTATAAAAGTTGTGACTATTTGATACTTATAACACTTTCGTTATCATTCATTCTTTACTATCTGTTGTGTTGAATGACAATTTATCTATTCAATACCTACTCCAAGGCACTAATCACTTCGTTGCAACTCCGCTTTAAGTGCTATGGGCTAGATACTTGCAGACTACATTAGCCTTGAATGCTTATAAGAGCACTTGTACTTGTAAACGGCTGGGTTATCTAACTACCTTGCAAGGATTCTGTTTTATTACTAGCTACGTTCGTAGCCTTTACTGCTTCACTATCTAGAAAGTATATAAATGTATCTATTAACTAGCATTTAAACCATTTAAGTACATATTTATGGATATTAGCCCCCATAGTAATCAATCAGCACTAGCAAGGCTTTCTTTACTTGCTTATCCTGTTTAATATCATCAGGATGCGTGGACTTATATTTATCATTAATTAAACTTAAGCTATGTTTAAGGTAGACAAGTACCACAGAATCTACAATCGAATACATTGGATCATTGTCGTCTAGTTCGATATTAATTTTCATCTTAGTATGTTCCTTCATCAAATGTTACTACACTATTAATGTAAGCCTGAGCTTTATCATTCAGCCTTACCCCTACATAAGTATGTGTCCTTGTTCCTTTAGATCTATCCAAACCTGTCTCGATCTTATGCTCCTGAGTCGCGGCCAAAAATCTACGCTTGAATGAGAATTCTGTGCCGACTGCTAGTTTCTTCTTCAGCGCCCAGTGTGAGTAACAAGTAAACACGTCATCCTTCGACACAGATCCCAACGCATCAAATACTAAGGTGTCCTCAACAAACGACCCAATTGGGTTGCCAAGCTCTGACATTAAGTCTAAGTATGATGCGCCGGACTTAGGTTGGATAAATGCCCCGCCCCTAGCTAGTCGCCTACGTAGTCCCTCCATCGACCAATTAAAAATCCCTGACAATTCTTTCTCTAACTTAACCGCTAGTGTTGTGTCCTCGTTGTTAAAGAATGTCTTAGTCATTTTAAGTACAATCATCCGCCCTGTCAAGGCATTTGAGTTCTCAGTCAACTGCAGTACTTCATTTGAGTAGATAACTATTCGTGTGGGTAGGTATCCGTTCCACGCGTCCTTGTTCTTTCTATTAACAGTGATAGTGTCACCACCGACAATGCGAAGGAGTTGGCTGACAACAGCATTTCTATTGCGCTCAGGCGCTCTGGCATCAGTAAAAGAAGCAAGAAGTTTGCCCAACCAAGGCTGTAGACCAAAAGTATCACAGAGTTCTCCTAATTCGGGCGCGACAGTATTGTGCTGACCCAGTAATGAAACAAGTATCTTGTTGATGGTGCCCTTACCTGATCGACGTGGGCCGATCATATTAAAGAATTTTTGTTGCTGTGTGTCTCCGGACAAGATGTACCCAAACATCTCTTGCAGTGTGTGGATCGCCTCTATGTCATCCTCCCAAATGTCTGCCATGAACTGCTCCCACCTTGGACACTTAGCATTCGGATCATAGTCAAAGTTAAGTGAGTTCTGTGTGAAGAAGCCAAGTGAGTGTGAGATCAAACACTGATCATCTACATGGAACAGCCCGTTCTGTAAACTAATTAGCTTCGATGCCGGTGGCTTAGTTGCTATGTACTCTTTTAACCAAATTGGTGGCTTAGTGTTCGCATGGTTTGGTAAGTGAATGATAGACTTCACCGCGTCAATCGCAGCACTTACCGCCGATGGGTTTGGATTAAACGGCTGTATCTCTTGCTTACGTCCTAGTTTCTTACACTTGTCTAAGAAGTGATACATGTCTGAGCGTATCGTCAGCTCCTCAATTACCTCGTAGTGTGTGCCTGAGTATAGGTAGAAGTCGTCCGCGTAGTGTACTAGTTTGTATCCTTCCTCGATCTTGTAGTAGTTGTCCAAGAATGTACGTGCGTGTGCCATCACGTTTTGGTCTAGTATAATCTCACCATTGTCGAGCGCGACCTTGATCTTCTTTTGGTTGACCTTGAATATGATCGAGCGTAGCGTGATACCGGAGCCACTAAATGAGTTCCACTTGCTGTCGCACAAGTTCGGTGCGTACTTGGTGCTGTTCGCTGACCATCTGTCCCATGCCTCTAGCCACTCGTAATCTCCCTGTCCTTGGTGGTGCATCGCCATACCAATGTCTAGCCAGTCCTTGTAGTACATGTCTGGGTCTAGTTCGTTCAGTATCTCGGTCTCTACCCTGTGTAGGTCATAGCCCTCTACCGGTGCCTTGTAGTCCTCAAACTCATCCCCTGACTTAGTGTAGACGCGCTCAGGTATTATGTTAGTGAGTACTTGCTCACTAGTTGGGACGCTACCTTGGAGTATTGCGCCGGTGACTGTAAAGTATCGCGCCGTTGTGTAGCACTCTAATCCAATGGTGTGGTCAACATGCGCGTGTTGTAAGTCTGCGCGTGTAAAGATTTTTACTCCGGTCTCTGACGGACTGACTTCTACATACCCCTCCACGTTGTCTATGATGTTCTGTGCAAACTCTGTCAGCTCGCCTGTAGTAACATCTCTACAATCGTCTATATCAATCCCCACCAAGTTGTCGTCACTAGAAAAAACAAAGCCCACACCACTAAAGTTACCGGACTCGTAAGCCTTTTCGGCGGTGAAGAAGTCTGTCCAATGCTTTGGGTTAGTACTTGATGCCGGACTGCCGTTGGACTGCATTGGCAGTTTGGAGAGACGTTTGGTATCTCCCTCACCCACCTCAACAAACTTCCACATCACCCACCGGTTGATTTTCTTTAGCTCTACCGGTATGTTTTCAAACTGTACTGTGTTGGTCTTCATAATTGCCTCTATCAATTTAAGTATTCTTCGCCTTGCACAATTGTATTACCTATCTTTAAGGTACATTGTCTTGGCTCATGAATTGCATAGTTAGGTACTACATATGTCACACATATCCAACCACACAATACTCCGACTGCAAATGTATTAATCATCTTTTAGTATCCTCTGTAAAAATGAAATGAGTAGTACCCCACAACATAATCCTAACATAAAAGCACTACTGTAACACACAATATATTGTAAAATAATGTCCATTTTAACTTTTTGCCTATTTTTTAATCAGTTGTCAAGCAAATTTGTACCACTCGGTACCCCTTTGTACCCCTTCTTTTTTTTCAAAGGGGTACACTCGTTTATAATCAAGGACTTACAAGTATTCTATATGGGTTTCAGAGCATTTTGGGGTACTGATTTTTTGCTCGTAAGTCCTTGATTTTAAAGGATTGTACCCCTTTGTACCCCTTTATTCTACTTTTTTAATTTTTTTAATAAAAAATAAAAAGAGATATAAATAAAAATAGTTCACTTAGAGGGGTACCGTGTGGTACAAATTACATTTTTACTTGGTATCCCTTGTCTCTCATTAGCCTGTATGCCCAAATTCTAAACTCGGTTCTATTTTTTGGTGTTTGCTCATCACGATCGTCCCAAACTGCATCAATAATATGGTCTCCCTCAGTATCATAAAACTCAATGCGCTTAAAGTCCCCAGTATCATCGTGGATTTCCGTTGGTATTGCCTCCTTAACTGACATCATCATCCTCCATGTGACGCTCTTCGTCGATTGACTCTAAGCTTACAGGCTCTCGCCCAATATATGACTGCAACTTTAGTACTACATTTTCGTGAACACCCATCATTGTGGCTATCTCACTCGCCTTTGGTTTACGTCCAAGCACTTGGCTCAAGGCTCGGTTGTTGTAGTTCATTTTCTTAATCTGTTCTGAAACATTTACCGGTAGTCTAATCATGTTGGATGTATTATCTAGCTCTCGTCTAGTTCCTTTTAATATAAATGAGCGTGCATATGTAGCAAAGCGTGCGTTGTTGGTGGGTATCCACCTTTTAGCCGACTTGACTAATTGCTCGTTGCCTATGTTAATCAAGTCCTCTACCGAAGTCATCCCATGTTGCCATGCCGTTGTGTTCTTTAGCAAAAACACCACAAAGCGTAGGTTATGCTTGACTAGCTTCTCTAGCGCCCTGTGGTCTCCGGCTTGAATTTGTTTGGCTAGGTTGTGTTCCTCCTCAACGGGTAGAGGATCTATGCCAAACAAAGACTGTAGGTAATGGTTGAGTGTGTCGTAATCATTTGCCATAGATTGAATTTGCCTAGTTAAATGGTTAAGTATACACTAATTGAGCAAAGATGCTATGTAATTTTCATACTCTAGCGGTGACATGTATTGCTCAAGTACTATTAACATCGCGTCACGTATACTTTTCCTTTTGTTTTGATCAACAAGCCACTCTGCCTTATACAGGTATTGGTGGTACTCTATTAGACTAGTCTTGACTAAACTATCTATTTGGTCACCATCAAACTCAACTGTCAGTTCCATAATATTAGTCCAATGGCTATCATTACGCACACACAAAAAATTAATTCATCTAAAAAGTCTTCATTTTGTTTCATATAATCTCCACTCCGAGTAGTCATAAGATATCAAGGTATTACCGCCCCACAAAATAATAATCTTTTCCTTTGTGCCTTTCCAACACCCGATTGATTTTGTGGCTTTATGGTAGGCTACAAAAGCGTTCTGCATCGTTGGACATTCTAGTAGTGTTAGTACTACATTGTCTTTGTTACGCATCTCTGTGGATGCCTGTGCGTTGATACTAAAACAAAATAACAATATCGCTAAGAGCTTCATTTCATCTCCTCTGTGTGGTAGGTTTGGTATGAGCGTATTCTGCTCGGACGATCGTGCGCTACGCGCTCGTTAAACGATACCGCCTTGCCTTGTTTCCTTAGTGCGGAACAAAGCTTGGGTAGGTCACAATCCTCCTCTAAGTAAGCGTAGTTATCTCGCATATAACTAAACATGCTAATGTCCTTGGCAATACCTAGACGATCTAGCAATGCTTTCTTTACCTTACCCCATGCGTGTCCACTATCTGAATAAATTGTGATAATCATTTTTGTTTCCTATTCATTAAAAAAATGCGGTTCTTGTTTGGTTTGGTTGGTAGGATGTTTGTGTACCCCATCCTAAATGCCAACATAAAATGAGATGCGTAAGGTTCAGCTATTATTACCGGTCTCTCACTAAGCGGTAATGGTCTAGTACGCTTTGGTTTAGATATCATAATCGTGCATTCTACTTGGCTGTTATGTATGCTTCAATTTGTTCCTCTGTACCATTGACTGTGATAAAACAATGGTCTATCCACTCTTGGTCTTCGTCCACCTCATTGTCTAGCTTGCCCACTCCGTACTTACCCTCTATGTCTTTAAGCTTCATTTTATAATCCTCTTAACTGACGTTGATAAAATATTGCAGTCGCTATTAATCTCGTAGTCTCTGCCCTCAGCACAGGTTGGGCAATTGATTTTAGATACCTCCAACAATGCCTCGGTGTGCGAGTCTGCCTCTACTACGTACCACACACTTACCTCACACATTACCATCTGTCTTACTTCGTATTTAGCCATTATAGCGTCCTCATTAGATTGTAGACTTCTTCCGGTATCTCAATGACATTGCCGGCTGATACTGATACATCGCCATAGTTCCAAGCCTCTAGGTCTTCGTCCCACTTTCCACCACTGCCATACCACTCACTAGCGACACGCTCTATTGCCTCGCTCGCGCTGTCGTCACTACTTGGTAGTGTGAAGTAGTAGGTCGTGTCATACTCCCTCTCACCATTGGTCTCGTTGATTGTGCCTGCATAATATTTAGTAGTCATGATATTAAACCTCAAAGTCGTTAATAATAGAGTGTACTAACACTGGCGCGCTGTCAGTATTGCCTCCAATGTGCCAGTTTGTTATTGCGTCCACTGGCAATCCCTCAGCGCCACAATAATTGTGTCCGTCCTTGTAATTATAGACTGTAGCAATTCTTCCATCGTCAAACTCAATGCCCCACTCAGCGTCAATTTTATATTCGTCCCCAGTGTTAGGTTCACCTAGGTATTTCACTAACGTATCATAGTCAGTAGTAATGTACCCTCGTAATGATGTGCCATTGACGTTGACATTTTGTGTTGTGTATTTCATTTTGTATTCTCCTGTTTATGAGTCTTAATTATAAATCACAAATAAGACTCTGTGTAAATTATTTTATTGGCGTACTACAAAGCCTGATTTGTCCTGACGTGCTTTGCCCTTGGCATATAATGCCACCACAACACCTCTTGGCTCTGTGTGACGGATGTCACTATTGTCACCGCCAATCACGTCAGTAAACATGAATGTCTTAGGTATGTTCTCTGCCTTGTCAAACACCACAGCGATGCGTGAGAGCGCGCTATTTGCATTCGCCTTAGCTACCAATGGCGCAAAGCTTTTAACTCCGCTGTATGAGAATGTAAGGTCATAGTTTGCCGGTATGTTTTTGCGTGTCGGCAATTTAGTGTAGTCATAGAATGCTAGTGTAGGGAAATGCTCAAAAATGTTTAGACCTTGGTAGNGCACATTCTCATAGGCAATGTCCGACGTGCCATTTAGTCTAACCAATGGAGTTAATCCCATGCGCTGTGCCTTGCGCTGTAATGCCTTGATTGACCACACTAGGTCAGCCATGAATGCCTCGCGCTCCTCAAAAAAACGCTTAGTCTTGGCAATACGTGCCTTTTGTACAGTAGACATTGCTCCGCGTCCTGCAGTATAGAGGCAGGCTGTCTCGCATCCTGCAAGCTTGGCAGATGGGCACACTTGGTATCCGCTAATGTCAGATGGTGACATATACAGGATGCCTGTTAAGAAGCCGAGTTTAAGACCTTTAACAGTCTTAGCGTCATCATTGGATGATAGTAGATTTTTCATAATGTATCCTTATTAGGTTTGTATAAGACTGCTCGCGCAGTTTCGGCTCTTGAAGCCTCGTCAGTTATACTGTGATGGTAACACCGTCAATTTTTACACTCTTGATGGTGTCCTTGTTTACCGCTCTGTAACCCTTGTCAGCCATGCTGTAGATGATGATGAAACTGTCATCTAGTGTACGTTTGCCACCTGCTAAGTGTTTGGTGACATTAAGACGTCCGTTAATGGTGCGCTCTGTACCATCTTTTTTCGTGAATGTGATGGTCATAAATTTGTTGCTGTTTAAATCTATAAAGCTTGATATGTTTGACATATTGTATCCTTTTCGTTTGTTGAGTCTTAATTATACAGGCTTTAAAAAACCTGTGTAAATTATTTTACTCCTCATCTGTTGTGTTGTATATCTCTATGCAAGTGTCGCTAGAGTATACATCATATTTTCCGCTCTCTAAGATTGCCATGATAACAAGGTCGAGCACACCGCTAACACCAATGGTGCTGTAGATGTTTAGTCCTTGGTTATTGTAGCGGACATTAGGATGCAATGTCAGTCCTAAGCTTGTCTCCCAGTGCTTGATGATGTCTTCGCAATGCTCCTCGTCAGCGCAGTCGCCACCTGTCCAACAATCATAATGAGTGTAGTCGATTGGGTCTTCGAGCTGAATAGTTAATAGTCTAGTCATGATGTTTGTATCCTCTTGGTTTGATTAAGACTGCTCTCGCAGTTTCGGCTAATTAAGCCTCGTCAGTTAATCTTGTATGGTGCAATTTAAGCCCCTTTCACTATGGCAAAATTCTAAATCAGTATTTTTAAACTTAATACCATATGAAGCATGATTTTTATTAGCAACCCAAACTTCTAATACATTGGATTGAGTTTCTTTTAATAAATGCTCTTTATTACCTAACGGTCTTATATAAATATAACCAGCTTCTTTTAGTGTTTCTTTAAGGTTGTTTTCATAAATAATTGTTTGCATGATGTGTATCCTCTTGGTTTGATTAAGACTGCTCTCGCAGTTTCGGCTTATATAATTTGCCTGTTGTACGGTAATCAGTTTGCATAATTAATTCTCGCTTTTCAATTGTGCTGTAAATTGGCCAAAATTAGCCCGTTAAACCTCGCATAAGCAAGGCCTAACAGATAATTTTAATCATTTAATAAAGTATTAAGCGCGTCCAATAACTCCGCCTTTGTGCAATTATCCAAATCGATATCAAGGTTACTTAGTAACTCTTCCCCTTTAATGTATGCATACATATTAACGATTGACTCACTATTGATTTTAGTATTGACCTCGCCAAAATGATAATTTTCATAGTCAATTACATATTGAATGGCTTCAAAGGCATCAATGCCATGAGTTTTTAACCACTCGGAGGCTTGATAGTAGCCAATAATGTAATAATCTTGATTAAAACAATCGTTGTGCAACTCGCNAAAATCTTGGNCATCATCGCAATCAGTTACNTGGTTGATAATATGGTGNGCTAACTCTTGGTTTAAGTTTGTCATGATGTGTATCCTTATTAGGTTTAAATGAACTACATGGATATATTAGCACATATTCAGGCTTTGCTACTGCTAAATTGTTACTAAAATGTAATAGTTTGTAACAGATTGTAATAGTGTGAGTTATCCACAGGCAATGTGGGTGCTGTGGATAACTATATGCACCAAAATGGCGCACTCCATCAAGCAGGCATCTCGCACACGCTTGCCTGCTTGCTAATGAGAAGCATTCGCATTCAGCGTGTGCGCCTCAATGGTAATGAGAAGCATTCGCATCTAGGCACGGCGCATACCCACACGGCCATCATAGTTATATGGCGCGCCACCTAATTGGTAATGAGAACCATTCGCATTCAGATCGACTGCCGTGCTGGTCGCGCCTCCCATGTTAGTGAGTACTCACTAACCTACACAGGTCGGGCTGGTGTGTTGGCATAGATCTTGCTAGTAGCAAGTATCGTGCCAGCCTGTGTGCCACAGCGCGCTAATGACCCTCCTTGCTGTAGGGGCGCCCTTTTCCTATTTGTCATCCCCCTTTTTAGGTACCATCGAGGTCGAGGCGGAGGGGGCCCCACAAACCATGAGTTTTTTTAATTTGTACCACACGGTACCCCTCTAAGTGAACTATTTTTATTTATATCTCTTTTTATTTTTTTTTATTTTTTTTTTAAAAAGTAGAATAAAGGGGTACCGAGTGGTACAATCCTTTGGAATCAAGGACTTACAAACATTCCCAAAACCTCTGAAACCCATATAGAATAATTGTAAGTCATTGATTTCATTGGTTTGTACCACTTCTTTTTTCAAAGGGGTACAAATTTGTACCCCTTTGAGTAAAATCGTGTTTTTTTTAAGATAAGTCATTGATTATAAACAACTTTTTAAAAAACAAAGGGGTACAAACTGATATAAATCAAAGACTTACAAACTTTCTATATGGGTTTCAGAGCATTAGGTAATTTTTTTTTAAAAGTTTGCATTAGTATATACGTAATTCATGGTATTACTTAGCCCGATAATGATCAATTTGTGAATTAGTATGTATGTAAACTATTTGTTTACATATTTTAAACTCGGAGAATTATTATGTGGACTACACCAGCAGCTACAGAAATGCGTTTTGGCTTTGAAGTTACAATGTACGTAATGAACAAGTAATTGTTTTGTATCCCACAGCATACAATGTATACTGTGGGAACTAATTTAAAAGACAAAGTATTTTGTCTGGAATATACTAATGGCTATTTTAGCAACACAGAGTGTGTTAACGCTCGACTATTGGAAGTACGCCAGACATCTTAAGATAGGTGATTGGGTATTTGACAAAAACGGTAAGCCAGTACAGATAACCTTGGTACATGAATACCGGGCCGAAGAATGTTTTGAAGTAACGTTTTGTGATCATCTAACAATCAGCGGTGACGCTAAGTTATCATTCCGCGCAGAGAACGATAAGTACCGGAGACGTGTCCAAGCGTTTAAGATGATCCGTAAGAATGGGTTTAAGCGACCGCTTAAGTTCATGTCTGTGGAAGATCTAATCAAGGCCGGGCTAAGAGGCAGAGCAAATAGAACAGAGTGGTCAGTACCCACCACCAAACCAATTCAGTTTCCAGCACAGACCCATGGCGTACCGCCGTTTGTGTTTGGATTTTGGTTCTTTAACAGAAAGGCACACAAGACCTTTACCATAAACGAAAGCACAAGAGACTTTGTGTTTAAAAAATTTAAAGACGCCGGGTACAAAGTAACCGAGCTTAATAAGTTACGTGGAAGATTCCACAGGTTTTATGAAGATCCTAACATAGAACTACAAATGGTTCCAAATGTTCCAACAAAGATACCAATGAACTACCTCATGGGGTCACCAGAGGAACGAATAGAGCTGTTGTCTGGGTTAGTTAACTCAAAACCTAAACAGTATGACAAAAGACTAAACAATTTTAGGATAACAGAACATAATTTTTCTATCATTCAACAAATCCAAGGACTTGTTGAGTCAATTGGGTGTAAGTCAAACCTGTTCTATGTTGAACCGGCTAAGTCATACACACTAAAGTTTAAATGTAAACACACTCTGGTGCATGATCAGGAGTTTAAAGCAATAAAAGTGCACCACGCACGCAGATTTATTAAAAAAATAGAGACCTTGCCCGGTCAAATGGTAGTTCATATTGAGACAACCGGCGATGATCACTCAATACTAGCCGGAGAGGGATATATTAGCGTATGCTAACACCTAAACAAGAGCTTTTGCTAAAAAAGTTCGCAGATTCACACAAACATTGGCCCAAAGACCAACTTGAAGCCGCAATATGGCAAATCAAATGGTCTATTCAGGCATTACCCCACCAAAAAGAACCAGAAGACAATGAGTATGATACTTTTCTCATGTTAGCGGGTCGGGGATCAGGTAAAACCCACACAGCATCTCACTGGATTGGTATTCGGGCATGGACTTACGACAATACGCGCTGGTTAGTCACGGCGCCAACGTCAAACGACATCCGAGCCACTTGTTTCGAGGGTGACTCTGGGTTAATGAACATTATACCACGATCTTTAATCAAAGACTATAACAAATCGTTGTTTGAAATCACGTTAACTAACGGATCCATCATACAAGGCATTCCAGGTTCCGAACCAGAACGTTATCGTGGTAAACAATACCACGGCGCTTGGTTTGATGAGTTGTGTGCGTTTGATTATCTCGATGATGCTTACGACGGTGTCCAATTTACGCTGCGACTCAAAGACCCACGTATTGCGCGTGTGCAGCAGATCATTACAACAACACCTAAACCTAAAGAACTGATTGTTGATCTTAACGAGGGCACAATAGGTGGAGATGTGTACGTTGTTAATGCCTCATCTTACGACAATAAAGACAACCTATCTCAAACGTTTTTTAAACAACTAGAGTCATACGATGGTACAGACCTAGGTCGCCAAGAAATTTACGGCGAGATACTTGACCCAGAACAGGCAGGTATCATTAAGCGTAAACAGTTTAAAATGTGGCCAGCCAATAGACCAACACCTACGTTGGAGTATGTAATTGCTTCATACGATCCAGCTACATCAGAAAAAACAATGAATGACCCAACAGCGTGTACCGTGTGGGGTATTTTTGAACAGGACGACGTAGGCACTGGAGTTATATTACTAGACTCATGGGACGCGCACTTAGCGTATCCAGAACTACGTCGTAAAGTAATTGATGACTTTAAAGAAATGGTTTATGGTGTGGACAATGAGTTTGGTAAAGGCCATAAGGCAGACCTTGTACTCATGGAAGACAAGTCGGCAGGTATCTCACTCATCCAAGAACTTCAAGGGTCAGGTATTGAGGTAAGGGGATACAACCCCGGACGAGCGGATAAAGTACAACGTCTTAATATTGTAGCACCCCTTGTAGCAAAAGGCAAGGTATGGATACCAGAAGACGCAGAACGTAAGGGTGAGTTTGCTGACTGGGCAAAACGTTTTCTTCGTCAGGTATGTTCATTTCCAGAGGCAGGAGGCCACGATGACTACGTTGACTCACTATCACAAGCACTACGTGTGCTTCGAGACTCAGGTTGGATACAGTTAGATTACTTACCCGTTAGAGATTACTCATACGCAGACGATAGAAACAAACGATTTGAAAATCCGTACACTATGTAGGGCGGAATGATGTATCAATATGCATTAGTATGCTTATGATGGATCTAATACACCTACTTAACATAGGCACCAAAAAATAACTATGGCTCAACCACAAATACCTTTGCAAATGGGTGGCAACTTATCTTCACTAGATGATAGAGGAGATGATATTGAATTAGCAACTGACCAAGATCATGAGACAGAAGAAATTGCTAATACGCTTGGATTAGATGACGATGAAGCAGAGCAAGAAGTCATTGAGTTAGATGATGGATCTGTTGTTGTTAATTTTATGACAACCAAGGGCCCACAAAAAGACCCAGAGTTTTATGAAAACTTAGCAGAAGTATTTGAAGACAGCACANTAATGATGCTNTCCAATGAATATTTAGAATACATTGATATAGACCGTGAGTCTCGCTCACAGCGTGACAAGCAATACGAAGAAGGTCTACGTCGCACTGGATTAGGAAAGGACGCGCCTGGAGGTGCAACGTTTGATGGAGCCTCAAAAGTCGTCCACCCAGTTATGGCAGAGTCATGTGTTGACTTTGGAGCATCGTCCGCTAAAGAATTATTACCACCCGATGGAATTGTTAAATCAAACATCAAAGGTGTAGCAGACAGAAGCAAAGAAGAAGTGGCAGATCGTAAGGTCAATTTTCTTAATTGGCAACTGACAGAACAAATTCCTGAGTATCGTGACGAGATGGAGCAATTGCTCACTCAGTTACCATTAGGAGGGTCCCAGTTCCTTAAGTGGCGTTATGATACAGAACAAAAACGCCCAATGTGTGAGTGGATACCTATTGATAACATATTACTTCCATACTCATCAACTAATTTTTACACATCATCTAGGGTAACTGAGGTTCAAGATATTACCCGTGATGAATACCTATCAAGAATTGAGGCAGGTATTTATCGAGACATTCATTCAGACTACACATCCAATGCACCAATGGATAGTCAAACAAGATCTGAAGAAGCTAACAACAAAATTGAAGGCAAAGACTTACCCTCTGAAAATATTGACGAAATGCGTCGTATTTACGAGATTACTTGTTTCATTCGTTTAGACGATGATGATTTAACAGAAGGCAAACGTGCACCATATATTTTAACTATTGATGAATCCAGCGGTGAGGTATTAGCCTTGTACCGTAACTGGGAGGCCAATGACAAAAAACTCACGAAGCTCGATTGGTTCGTTGAATTTAAATTTATTCCTTGGCGTGGTGCTTATGCCATTGGTTTACCTCATCTTATTGGTGGCTTATCTGCTGCTCTTACTGGCGCACTTCGTGCTCTCATGGACGCCGCACATATTAGCAACAGTCAGACGATGCTTAAACTTAAAGGTGGTCGCATTGGTGGACAAAGTGACAGGATTGAACCAACCCAAGTGATGGAGATTGAGGGAGCGCCTGGTGTAGACGATATTCGTAAGATCGCCATGCCGATGCCATTCAACCCACCATCATCTACATTATTTAGTTTACTAGGTTGGTTAACAGACGCTGCTAAGGGTGTAGTTACAACAGCAGAAGAAAAAATTGGCGAAGCTAACAACAACATGCCAGTGGGCACAACACAGGCATTAATTGAACAGGGCGCCAAAGTATTCTCAAGTATTCATGCACGACTACATCGTTCTCAGGCTAAGTCACTAGCTATTATCTCACGTATTAATCACTGGTACCTAAGTGAGATGGATAATGAATCTGGCGAAGAGATTGAGGTTAGAGACTTTGCGTACAACAACGATGTACGTCCAGTATCAGACCCTAATATATTTTCTGAAACACAACGCCTTGCACAAAACCAAGCTATCTTACAGATGGCGCAAACAGCACCTCCGGGAATGTTTGATGTTCGAGCAATGTATCGTCGTGTATTGCAACAATTAAAAGTTCCTGCAATTGATGAGATATTACCAAATCCTCAAGGAACTTCAGAGTCTAATCCAGCATTAGAAAACGTATCAATGACAATGGGTCGCCCCGCCGCAGCATACCCAGACCAAGATCATTTAGCGCACATACAGATCCACTTGGAGTATGCTAATAACCCAGTGTATGGTGGTAGTGCATTAGCAGGACCAACGTTTTCACCTTTGGTATTAGATCATATCAAACAGCATTTAACAATGCACTACTTGCAATCCATGCGCGCCTATGTGGCACATGCATCAGATGGCAAAGATACTTTTGGTTTAAATGAAGAAAAACCAATGGATCAACAAGCCCAACAAGCACTAGCAGTTGCAGCTAAAATGGTAGACCACGACTCTCAACAAATTATGGCACCATACATGCCACAGATTAATGCTATTGCACAAAAAGTGGCTCAGGCACAACAACAGCAACAACAAGCCGCGATGTCTTCAGACCCCACTGCTAACGCCATTATGCAAACACAAATGGCAGAGACTAAACGTAAGGCAGAAGAAGCTCAGGCTAAGTTACAACAAAAAAATGCTCAAGATCAACAAGATTATCAAATTAAAGTGGCTGAGTTGCAACAAAAAATGCGAGAGTTACAAGCTAAGTATGATACACAATCTAAGATTGACTCTCAACGTAATGCTACACAGATTGCAATGTCTGACCTTAACAACTCATCTAGGGAACGTATTGCTGAGATTGGAGCACAGGCAGGACTAACATCTGATCAATTAGCAATGCAACATGAGCAAGATCAGACTGCGTTAATGGCATCACAAGAGGCACAAACGGACTTACGTCAACACGGATTAGATATTCAACAACAAGCGTTTGATCAACAAGCACAAGTAGCACAACAACAAGCGCAAGCAGCTCAAGCCCAACAACAGCAACAAAACCAGCACCAGATGGATATGTTTAGTCAACAACAAAACCAAGCCCATCAACAACAAATGGCAGCACAGCAACCACAACAACCACTAACAGGGGAATAACATGGCAGATGAATTAGGTTTTCGTAAGGCATATAAAATGACAGGCACACCAGGATATGCGGGTGGCCCAAATCAAGACGTTGAAAAAGGCGCGTCAGGATCACACCGTGACAATAATTGGAAGATTGGCGCAGCACAAGCTAAGATGTCTAAACCTTCTAAAGTAGGACCAGATAAAAATCTTAACGAAATTGGCGGCGGTAATTTTTACTAGATTGGGGCGGAATGTCTTTTAGATATGTATTAGTACATGTATGAAAGACTTAGTCTCCGAATTAATTGAGCGTTTGAAAAGCGCTGACAAAGATATAACAGAAGCAATTGCATCTGGTATAAATATTCACAACTACGAAACATATCAACGGTTTGTGGGTAAAAAAGAAGGGTTGTCTGAGGCACTAGGGATTATAGAATCTATATTATCCGAGGACGACGAAGACCAATATTAAGTGCTGTATAGCACAAGGAGTGAAGCCGAATGGCTGCATATGATTCAAAGGTTACGGACGAGCCAGATTTACGTTCAGAATTAGAATGTTTTCCAATAATAGAACCCGGAATTGAAGTGTTGGGTGATCGCGTGTTAGTTCAATTACGTCGCGAGAAAACAACATCAAAAGGTGGAATTCTGTTGGTGGAAGAGACAACACAAACCATTAAATTTAATGAGACTGTGGCTAAGGTAGTTCAAATTGGACCACTAGCATACAAAAACTTAAATGATTTAACTCCTTGGATTGAAGGTCCTTGGTGTCAAGTGGGTGACTTAGTTCGCACAATCAAATACGGTGGTGATCGTTATGTGGTTAATGCGGGTGATGAAGGTGCTCCGGTTGTGTTCATAACACTACAAGCGCGTGAAATTATATCAAAGATTAAATCCTTTGAACAAGCTCAACGCATGAAATCGTTTGTAGATTAACTTTGTATAAAGGATAAAAAATGGCAAAAGATAAAGACGTTCCTATTCGGGAACATGAAGACGGTACAGTTTCAGCTAAAGTAGAAGAAAACGCTCAAGAAGAGTTTGATACTGAACTAAGTAATGAGAATGAAGATCAGTCAGATGAAGACGGTAACGACCGTGAAGATGCTGGTGAAGAAGATCAGTCTGATGAGGACGAGGAAGAACGTGAGAAAATCCGTGAAGCCCGCCGAGAAGAACGAAGATTAAAAAAAGAATTAGTAAAACAACGTGACGCTTCTTCTAAACACAAGATTAGCGCATTAGAAAAACGAAATGAAGAGTTAGCTCGACGTCTAGCTCAGATTGAAAATAATCAATCATCGTATCGTTTAGCACAACTTGACAAAACATTAGAAGACGAAGCTACTCGAGTAGAGTATGCTAAGATGAAAATGATGCAAGCCGCCCAAACTGGTGATGCTGCAGGTCAAATAGAATATTTAGAACAGTTAACAGACGCTAAACAACGTCTACAACAGTTACAGCATTTTAAGAAACAACAACTGGAAATTGCTAAACAACCAAAACAAAACGTTCCTAACCCAACGGCTAGGGAAGTTGAATTAAATGCAAAAGACTGGCTTCGTAAGAATAATTGGTTTGATCCAGAGGCTAGAGATACAGATAGTAGAATTGCCAAGGTAGTTGATCAAGAGTTAGCCTCAGATGGTTGGGATCCGGCAGATCCTGAGTATTGGGATGAACTCGATAATCGCTTATCTGCACGTCTACCACATCGCTACACAGCGAAGGGTGGTAATACTCAACGTCGATCCGCTGGACCAACAGCGTCGAATAGAGTATCTGCAACAACAGCAAAACCTAACACAATTACATTAAGTAAAGATCGTGTTCAGGCAATTAAAGACGCTGGTGCATGGGATGATGTAAGTAAACGAAATAAAATGATCCGCGCATACGCTTCGTATGATCGCGCTAATAGAGGATAATTATTATGGCAAATCCAAGAGCAAAAAGAGATTTAGATGACCGCATGGCAGAACGCGCACAAGAAGTAATCGAGCGTTCTATGGTAGCGAGTCCTGATGATGTAGCACATCGCGAACGCCTTGATGCGTTCAGAGATAAATGGCAAAATAGTGCGTTGCCAGAAATTCCAGCTGGGTCACTCCCTGGAATGCACCTGTGTTGGTTGAGTACCACCAACACATATGACAGTATCGACAAACGTATGGCATTGGGTTATGAGCCAGTTAAAGCCGCCGAGTTAGGAAAAGGCTTTGAAGGACTAGGCAAGATGAATTCGGGCAAGTTTGAAGGCTGTATTAGTTGCAATGAGATGGTTCTCTTTAAATTACCAGAAGACGTTTACCAAGAAGTGATGCGTATGTTGCATCTTGAGGACCCACTAGAGCACCAACGTAATATTACGGCTCAAGTTAGGGAAACTTCTCAAGATCGTAAAGGTGGCAGATCTATATTGGAAGGTGGCTTATTGGAAATGGACAGAGAAGCTAACAAAGCAAATAAAAATATTCGTTTTCAATAATAACTTACACACAAAGGAAGGGACACTATGTCTGCAACATTTCAACCCTTTGGCCTGAAGCCTGTGTATCACCCTAGCGGATTAGACCGTGCCACTGCATTTGTTGGCACTAACACTTTCGTTACCGGTACTACATTTACAGCTCCATACTCATTGAGTTCTGGCCAATCATTTTTTCAATATCAACCAGTGGCTATTACAGCTTCAGGTCAATTAACAATCGCTAACCAAACAGCAGCATCTGGTAAAGTATTTGGCGTGTTTAATGGCGTAGAGTATACAAACTCTGACGGACGTCGTTCAGTAGCTAAGTATGCATCTAAATTAACACTAGATGCGTCTACACAGATTATATTCTGGGTATTCTCAGATCCAGGTTTAGTTTATGAAGCTCAAGTAAACGGTTCAGCTACAACAGGTGCAATCGGAACAGAGTACAACTTTGACACAACTACAGGCTCTACAGTATCTGATGGCTATGCTATCGGTGTTGGTGGTGCAGGCTTCTCAACTACAGCATTACTTGCAACTGCCGTAGCTTCAGGTGCTCAAGGCCAAGTTCGTGTGGTTGGTCTAGGACGTGAAACAGCATTCCCAGCAGGTCAGTTAAATGCATGGGGCGATGCTTACACTATCGTTCAAGTTCAGATCGCTAATAATACCTTCGCTGCTGCGTCGGTTTCAGTCTAATATAACGAAAGGAATAAGCAATGGCAACCCCAATGCGTAGTACAGACTTTCGTGCGGTAGTCGAACCGATTATCAACGAAGTTTTTGATGGCGTTTATGAACAACGCGACGATGAGTGGAAAGGTTTTGTAGAACAAATCCAAGGTATTCCACGTAACTATCACGAAGAAGTAATGTTATTTGGTATGAATGCAGCTCCTGCAATGCCTGACGGCACTCCAGTTAGCTATGACCAAGGCGGTACTTTGTATATCACACGTTTTATCTACCAAATCTATGGCTTGGCTTACGCTTTGACCAAAGTTTTGATGGAAGACGGTGATCATATCCGTATCGGTTCAACATTTGCTAAACACTTAGCTCAATCTATGATTGAAACTAAAGAAACACTTTGCGCTAACTTATTGAACTTTGCGTTCACTTCAGGTTACGTTGGTGGCGATGGTGTAACATTAATCAACACGGCTCACCCTATTGCTAACGGTGGATCATATTCAAACCAATTGTCTACACCGGCTTCATTGTCACAAACATCTGTAGAACAAATGTTGATTCAAATCCGCTCTGCAGTAGACAATAACGGTAAACGTATCCGCCTCAAAGCAGAACAGTTAGTAGTTCCACCAGCACTAGAATTCCAAGCTGAAGTTATCTTGAAATCTGTGTTGCGTTCAGGTACTGCTGACAATGATTTGAACCCTATCAAATCAACAGGCATGTTACCAAAAGGCACTCATGTTGTTACTCGTCTAAGCTCAAGTAAAGCTTGGTGGGTACAAACAGATGCTGAAAACGGTTTGATGTTAGTGATGCGCCGCCCAATGGAGAAATCTATGGAAGGTGACTTCGAGACTGACTCAATGCGTTACAAGGCAACAGAACGTTATGCCACTGGTTGGCATGATGCTCGTAACATCTACGGTACCGCTGGTCTGTAGTAGTTAAGCAGTAAGTAAAAAAGCTACCCTTAAAAAAGGTAGTTTTTTTGCATTTAAGGGCGCCAAAATATAAATCTTTGCATTAGTATGCATAGGAAGAATCATCCCATTCTGACTACCGAACTTCCCGGTGAGACGACTTAGAGACAGCTTGGGATAACCACTAAGATAAGGAACTATCATGTCATCAACATTTACCACACCAATTCGCGTATTTAAACGCAACAACCCAACAAACAATGGCGTTATTGCCCCAGACAACACCGGCGTAGTATCAGTGACACAACAAAGTTACATCACTAACCCAATTACTGCGGTTACTGCAGTAACAACAACATACTCAACAGCAGACGTAGGATCTACCTCAGTAACTCCGTTCGTATTACCTGCGGGATCACTACTTACAAACGTCCGTCTATACCAAACAACTGCGGCCGTTGGATTAGTTGGAGGTGTCATAACAGTAAACTTATTAGTTACAAGCCCATCAACAGGTAACGTAACAACTACAGCCATTGGTACAATTACCCCAACGGCGGCAGGCGGCGTAATTACTTGGGCTCCTACAGCAACAGCAGCGACAGCAGTGTTATTAAACAACATTGGACCATTAGATGCTACATTAACATTTGTATCAGCAACCGTAACTACTTTAACAAGTGGTTCAGTTGGTGGAACATTTGATGTTAGCTACGCTGCACGTAACGTAGATGGATCAACAAGCGCTTATGGTTCAGGTTTAACAAACTCATAATTAATCGATGGGGAGCAATCCCCATCTTTCTAACTTAAAGGAAATTAATTATGGCACTTATTACAAATTTACAACAAACGTCACCCCCGCATTCTGTTACGGTCCAAGGGGCCTATGAACCATTTGATCTTCAAGTTGCACGTAATCAAATCATGGGACACCAAACAATCAATGTTTTTGGGTACCAAGCGGCTGTATCAACAACAGCTATTCCTGTGTGGGAAAATGCTGCAGCTTATGTATACCCAACATCAGCCTCTACATTAACTTTAGTAAGTACTTCAGCTTCAGATAATACATCTGCCTCTGTATTAATTGGTGGATTAGATGCAAACTTTAATCCAATCTCAGAGACACTATTTTTAAATGGTGTAACTGGAGTAACAACAGTTAATAGTTATTTCCGAATTAATAGTATGGTATTAGTATCTCCGGGTACAAGTCAAAATACTAACGTTGGTGTAATTACACTTAAACAAACTACTAACACGCTATCTCAAATCAACGCAGGTATCGGTAAGTCACAAAATACTATTTACACAGTACCTAACGGATATACATTATTTTTAGATCAAGTAGAAGTTAATTCATCAAATAGCTACACAAGTGCTACGATTTTAACATATAAAGTTCAAACAATTAATAATACAAATGGAGTTAAATTAGTTGTATTACAGCAACCATTTGTGGCTATTTATACTATTACTAGACCAACAAACCCATTCGTATACTCAAGTAAAACAGATATTCAATGGTTATTGAATACTAGCACAGGATCTGTTGCCGCTGGAGTTATTGTAATTGGTAAGTTAATTAAGAATGATGGCCAAACTGCTTAATGCCAATCTATCTTGACACACGGGGTAATTCTGTCCTATCTGTAGGGATCTGTGATCGCTGCAGTAGGAAGTTCCCGTATGTTGATTTAATGCCAGACCCAAATTTTCCGGGCATGCGCGTATGTAAGGACGACGTAGATCAGTTTGATCCTTGGCGTCTTCCAGCTATTAAGACAGAAAACATCACGTTGCGGTTCCCAAGACCAGATGTTAGTGTGGCAGTAGATACCGCACAAGTCCAAACACAAGATTATAATGCCATGTTTATTGAGGGTGTACCTCCATTCTCAGGGGCTCAGGGTAATTTATCCACTGGACCAATAGCAGAGTTTGGTAATGTGTATACACCCCCAGTACCCCCACCAGCACCATCTACAGGACTACCAGCGATTGTGCTGGGTGTTACTCCTAATGTAGCAACAAGCAGCGGTGGTACTATTGTAACAGTTCAAGGGTTGTACTTTACTTATGCCACTGGAGTATCATTTGGTGGGGCTACAGTAACATCTATGATTGTTGTAGATGATAGAAACATAGTAGTAACAACTCCAGCGCACACTATTGGTGCAGTTGATGTAGTGGTGACAAATCCTTACGGAATAGGCACCGGATCTAAAGTTTTTAACTATACATAAAGAGCACAAATGGATCAACCCATATCACAACTACCAGTCGCAACCACCATTACGGGGGATGAACTAACTGTTGTTGTTCAACGTGGGGTAACAAAACAAACACAAGTGAGTCAAGTTGCCAATGCAATATCTCCCGGTAAATTAATCACTAGCGTTTCTTTTGATGTTAATAGTAATTTAATATTCCAATATAGCGACGGTACTACATCTTCTGCAGGTCCAATTCCGGGATATGTTAGCGCAGTTATCGATAGCTTTGGCCATCTAATACTGACCAACTCCCTCGGATACTCAACCGATGTAGGCAATGTGGTAGGACCAACAGGTGCCACAGGTGCCACAGGTGCCACAGGTGCCACTGGTGCTACNGGTGCTACTGGAGCTACGGGCGCCACGGGGACTGCAGCAACAATATCCNTAGGTGCTACTAACACCGGCCCTCCGGGGTCATATGCCGCCGTTAATAATTCCGGCACTTCATCTGCTGCTGTATTTAACTTTACCATCCCCTCTGGCCTTACAGGAAACACTGGGGCTACAGGGGCTACAGGGGCTACAGGGGCTACAGGTGCTACCGGCCCTGCAGGTGCTCCGGGAGTTGGGGTTCCTACAGGAGGTCTAGCAAACCAAGTACTGGCTAAAATAGATGGAACTAATTACAACACACAGTGGGTAAATGCGTCATCAGGCACTGTCACCAGTATCTCAGGATCTGGAGGATCTACAGGGCTATCTTTAACAGGAGGCCCAATTACAACCTCCGGTACCCTTACCCTTGGTGGCACTCTAAACGTGGCTTCTGGGGGCTCTGGTGCAGCCAGTTTAACAGGATACTTGATCGGAAATGGTACAAGTGCCTTTACCGCATCATCGACCATACCAACAACAGTACTATCTGGTACAGTAACAAATGCTCAATTAGCTAACAGCTCAATCACTATAAACGGGTCAAGTATCAGTTTAGGTGGTTCGACTTCAGTTGGAACAGTTACATCTGTAAGTGGTACGGGTACAGTTAGTGGACTAACATTATCGGGGACGGTTACAGGTTCTGGCAGTTTAACATTAGGTGGAGCCATCACTGGATTTGCTACCAGTGGGGCAAATACAAACCTAACCTCCGTAGCATTAACCTCCGGAACAATATCAACAGCACCATCAAGTAGTACTGACATTGTCAATAAATCTTACGCCGATAGTATTGCTTCAGGTGTTAATTTTCATGCAGCTTGCCAATATGCAACCGCTGTGGCGTTGCCAACTAACACATATAATAACGGAGCCAGTGGAATAGGTGCTACTTTAACAGGCATAGCAAATGGGGCATTGACAGTAGACGGTACAGTTCAAGTAATTAATAACCGAGTCTTAGTTAAGAACGAAGTTGTTGGAGCTAACAATGGAGTATATACTGTAACTCAAGTAGGATCTGGGATACTCCCATATATTCTTACTAGGGCCACAGACTATGACTCAAGTGGATCCGGAACTAATGAGATAGATCAAGGTGACTTGATGTTGGTTATTTCTGGTACGGTTAATGCTAATACCTCATGGGTTCAACAGACACCGTTGCCTATTACTGTAGGTACAACAGCGCTTGTATTTTTACAATTTGCAGCAGTTCAAACGTACACGGCAGGTACAGGACTAACCCTATCTACAAACCAATTTTCTATTACTAACACTGGTACCGCTGGTACATATGGCTCTGCCTTATTAATACCTGTAATTACAACTAATGCCCAAGGTCAAGTAACCGGCGTTACAACAGCATCTAACCCTCAAGGTACAGTCACAAGTGTAACAGGCACAGCACCAGTAGTAAGTAGTGGAGGTACAACTCCTGCCATTAGCATGGCTGCTGCTACAACTTCAGTATCAGGATATTTGACATCAACAGATTGGAACACTTTTAATAATAAGGGTTCTGGAACTGTTACAAGCGTCGCTGCTATAACTTTAGGCACTACAGGTACAGATCTAAGCTCTTCCGTAGCAACAGGTACTACAACACCAATTATCACCCTAAACGTACCAACCGCATCGGCTACTAATAGAGGCGCGTTAAGTTCTACCGACTGGACAACATTTAATAATAAGCAACCTGCAGGATCATATCTAACGGCCGCTACAGGCGTTACTACATTCAATGGTTCTACAACAGGATTAACTCCGGCAACGGCTACATCAGGAGCTATTACACTTGCAGGTACGCTAGTAGCAACCAATGGTGGTACAGGTGTAGCAGGTACTCTCACTGGCTTTGCTTATATGAATGGCACAGGTGCGTATACTGCAGCTACTTCAGCTCAATCCCTAACTCTTATGGGCGCAGCAACCACCACCACATCAGGATATTTAACCTCTACTGATTGGAATACTTTCAATAGTAAAGGTAGTGGTACAGTCACAACTGTAACAGGCACAGCTCCAGTGGTTTCTTCAGGTGGTACAACTCCAGCTATCTCAATGGCTGCAGCCACTACGTCTGTATCAGGATACTTAACCTCAACTGATTGGACAACGTTTAATAATAAAGGTAGTGGTACAGTTACTTCCGTAGGCTTTACAGGGGGCATTGTCTCAGTAGGCACAGCCACGACTACCCCAGCGTTTACCATAGCAGGTACAAGTGGTGGTATACCTTATTTTTCTAGTGGCACTACATGGGCAACATCAGCAGCTTTAGCTTCTGGCGCACTAGTACAAGGAGGCGGTGCAGGAGTAGCCCCTAGTACNATTACGACAGGTACAGGGGTAGTAACTGCATTAGGCATTAATACAGGCACAGCAGGGTCTTTTGTAGTTAATGGCGGCGCATTAGGCATACCATCAGGAGGTACAGTCACTAATCTTACTGGTACAGCCTCAATTAATATTAATGGTACCGTTGGAGCTACAACAGCCTCTACAGGCGCATTTACAACATTATCATCTACATCTGATGCTACTATTAATGGTCAAACTATTGGTAAGGGATTAGCCTCTGTAGCTACTAATACGGCTCATGGCACTTCTGCATTGGCTGCAATTACAACAGGTAATAATAATGTTGGATTGGGATATCAAGCTTTAGCAGCTACTACTGGAGGTAATTTTAATATAGCATTAGGGTCTACAGCATTAGCTGCTAATACATCAGGTGGAAGTAATACCGCAATAGGGTATGGTGCTTTATCAAGAAGCGTTAGTGGAAGTAATAATATATCTATAGGGCAAGCTACTTTACCTTTAAATACAATAGGGTCAAGTAATGTTGCGGTAGGACACCAAGCAGGAAATGGTCTTACTTCAGGCTTGGCTACCCTCGGCACAATCACTGCTGGTACGGGATATACAAATGGTACTTATAATACTGTAGCCTTTAGTTATGTAAGTGGACCAACTGCCTCTAACTATGGTCTTGCTAACGTTACTGTTGCGGGCGGTGTAGTAACTGCAGTAGTTATTGCAAACGTTGGTAGTGGGTGGACAGGAACAGGCACAGTTCTTACAGTAGCTAATACTCTTATTGGTGGTACAGGAAGTGGATTTAGTGTTCCTGTGGCAACTTTAAATTCAGGTAGCACCAATACACTTATAGGATATAGCGCAGGCTCTTCTATTACTACAGGAAGTAACAATACCCTTATAGGAGGATATACAGGTAACAGTGCCCCTCTGTCAAACACAGGTTCTAATTACATTGTTTTATCCAATGGTACTCCTACTATTGGCGCTTATTTTGATGGTACTAGCTGGACACTTAATGGATTAACTAACGTTACTGCAGTTAATGCAACAGGAACAACTGCGCCATCTAACGGAATATATTCTCCAGCCACTTCTATTTTAGCTTTGTCTGCCAATAGTGCTGAACGCTTAAGAGTCAATGGTACAGGTTCAATAGGGTTGTCAGGGGCTAACTATGGTACGGCTGGGCAAGTATTATCTTCCAATGGTTCTACTTCCGCTGCCTCTTGGATTACGGTAGGCGGTACAGGTACAGTAACCTCAGTTGCTGCATTAACGCTTGGTACAACGGGNACAGATTTAAGCTCGACTGTAGCAACGGGTACTACAACACCTGTTATTACGCTTAATGTACCAACAGCCTCTGCAACCAATCGTGGTGCACTAAGCTCCGCTGATTGGACTACATTTAATAATAAGCAACCATCAGGTACATATGTTACTAGTGTAACAGGCACAGCTCCAGTGGTAAGTAGTGGTGGTACAACACCAGCCATATCAATGGCTGCTGCTACAACAAGCGTATCAGGCTACCTAACCTCAACGGACTGGACAACATTTAACAATAAGCAACCAGCAGGTAGTTATTTAACAGCAGTTACTGCTGATACCCCATTATCAGGGTCAGGAACATCAGGCAGTCATTTAGTCATTGCCCAATCTAATACCACTACATCTGGATATTTATCTTTTACCGACTGGAATACGTTTAACGGCAAGGGTAACGGAACAGTTACTTCTGTCGGTGGCACAGGTACAGTCAATGGTATTACTTTAACAGGTACAGTTACAGCTTCAGGTAATTTAACACTTGGAGGAACATTAGATTTATCAAGCCCACCATCAATTGGGAATACTGCACCAAATTCAATTGCAGGTACAACGGTTACTGCGAATAGCTTTATTCCTAACCTATCTACCGTTCCTACCAACGGGCTATATTTACCTGCCGCTAATAATGTAGGTATAGCAACAAATAGTGGCGAACGTATGCGTATTGATTCCTCTGGCAATCTAGGTCTAGG